CTGGGGTTGGGCCAAGGACGGCCCATTTTCTTCCCGCAGGCCGGCGCGCACGACGACGAAAAACGAGCGCGGCGAGCGCGACGAGATCGACACAAAAACCGCGCTTGAGTTCTACGCCTTCATTCAGCAGAAGGCGGCGGAGCAGGGCATTTACGTCCCTGATCCTGACCCACTGTATCGCGAGCAAGAGGCCGAGAAACGGAGGGCTGCATAAGCATGGACTGCGTAGGCTTCGGAATGTGCATAAAGGGAAAGCCGCACGGGATTTGGCCGATGCCGCTGGCGTTCGTGCAGCGATCGGCACGCAAGGCTATCGAGGAAGGTCTTGGCGCCTCAAAAATCAAGGTTGATCGAGCTGACGTTTCGATCGTGCATGTGTATGTGGGCGATCCGGTAGCGATAGCGCCAGCGCCGATTTTTGCGAATGAGGCAGAGCCGGCGTGACCAATCTCCGCAAAACCGCACGCGGCAGGCCGTGCCAGATCAGGCTTCCGGGGATATGCAACGGCAACGCGGAAACAACCGTACTAGCGCACTACAGGTTGGCCGGACTGTGTGGTGTCGGGACGAAGCCGGTTGATTCGGTTGGTGCATGGGCGTGCAGCTCTTGCCACGACGCCGTAGATCGCCGATCGCACATGGACCTTGAACGCGACTTCGTTCGCCTAGCGCACGCAGAAGGATGTTTGAGGACGATCGCTCAACTCGTGAGCGAAGGATACGAGTTCGTGAAAAGGAGGAAGTAATGTCACGCCAAACAGATTTGCGGCCGAACGCAATTTACACGGCCGGTGCTCGCGTTATGCGGCATGCGATCGGAGAGGTCAGAGACGGGCTTGATGTTGTGATTAGTCTTCTTCAGATCATCGCGCGCTTGGTGGGTCATTGCCGCCGTCGATCTGTTCGCGCTTTGCACGAGTATTTCTCGATGAGTGCCGACAGAGTGATTGCGATGGGAAGCGAAGAAATCTACGGGCCTTATTTTTGGCTAGTAGTGGCTTGGGCGGTCAGCATTCTAGTAGCTGCGTGGCTTTCGTATGGCCGATAAGAGCCCAACACAACGCACGCTTCGCGAAATGGAGCGGCGCGGCTACGAGTGTTTCATCGTCGAGCACTGGAACAATTGGGCGCGGCGGCGCGTAGACCTTTTTGGGTTTATCGACATCCTTTGTCTCGGCGACAACGAAGTCATCGGTGTGCAGACGACGAGCGGATCAAACCTGTCTGCGCGCGTGAAGAAGATCGCCGAGCACAAGAACGTGGCAGCCGTGCGAAAGGCCGGCATCGGGATATTGGTGCATGCGTGGTCTAGGAAGTCAGACGGTAGCTATCGGCTGCGCGAAGTGGATGTGAGCTAAGGAGGGGTGATGGAGCAAAACGACAAGGACGTTTTCAACCACAGTCCGCCGCCGCTGATTGAACGATTGGCGCGGATCGAGGGGCAAAGCAATTTCCTTTCGATGCTGGCGGGCGTCGAGGCTGGCGCGGACACCACGGCCGACATGGGCGCGCTGGCTATTAGCCGAGGGAAGGGCGCTAGCAAGTGGGAGCCGCTTGGCGCGCTGCCTGAGATTCTAGAGGCGCACGTCTCGCAGTCGGCCATGTACCGGCTGCCGCTGCTTTCGATCGTGTGGCGCGCCGTTCTGCACGAGTTCCGGCCGAAGGAGAAAGATTGGCCTTGGATTCGCGGCGCGATCGCAGATGCGTTCGCCATTATCCGGCTCGGGAGCTGCAAGCCTCTATCTATCCGTGCCAAGCGATTCAGGACAGACATTAGCGCGTATTCAGCAATGCGAAAGCTTGCCTACAGCGTTTTTCTCGGGATTCTTGATCGAGCCGAGCGCGAATACCGTCGCGCAATGCGATCTAAAAGCGATTCACCCTCAAAAGAGCATAATCAGGATACCCCGACCGCTTACACCTTTTCAGATCGAGCGCAGCTCGGGCATTTCATTCAGAAGCCGCTTCACTCGTCCGACGAAATCTCGGACGGACACCTTGCGGTGATCGACACTCACGGCATCGGCATGACCGATCGCCTCGGATGGGACGAGCGCAACGCCGCCTCATTGCCAGTGACAACCTTGCAGCCGGACGGTTCCGGCAATCTCTTGCCGGCACAGCGTCCAGCCGATCACGCATGCGAAAGCGGCCGTGACGATGAGCGGGGCCATAACCGGCCGGCAAACCGCCGCCGAGGCGTAGTGCGTAGCGCGAGCCCGGCGGCACCTACAACGCAAAAGGGGGCCGCATGAAGTGCTCAAAATGCGGCTCCAACGGCGTCAAGCGCAACGGCTCCGGCCGGACGCGCTGCTCGGACTGCGGGGCGACCAGCTCGCTATCTACGCCGCTGGCGGCCAATTCCAGGCTGCTGACGATCGACATTGAAACGCGCCCGATCGGTGCGTGGATATGGGGACTGCGCGACCAGAACATCGGGATCAATCAGATTACCGATGGGGGCGGCCTCCTGTGCTTCGCGGCCAAGTTTCGCGACGAGTCGAAACCGCGCTTTCATTCGGCGTGGGATGACGGCGAGCGCGGAATGGCGCTTGCGCTGCACCGGCTGCTGGACGACGCGGACGCGGTAATAGGCTGGAACAGTGACCGATTCGACATTCGCTGGATACAGTCTCAATTCTTGAGATTCGGCCTCGCGAAGCCGTCGCCGTTCGCCAAGATTGACCTGATGAAGTCGGTCAAGCGGCAGGTTTACTTGCCGAGCTACAAGCTCGATTTCGTTGCCCGTTGGCTCGGATTGGGTCAGAAGGTCAGGACGGGCGGATTTGACCTGTGGGCGGACGTTCTGGCGAAGGACGACCGCGCCCGCGCGACAATGCGCCGATACAACATCAACGACACCCTGTTGACGGAGAAGGTCTACGACCGTCTCGCGGCTCGCGGGTGGGTTCTCGGTCTGCCTAACGCAGCCATCCACGGCGACGAGTGCTGCCCGGCCTGCGGTAGCGACAATCTCGTTCGCAAAGGATTCAGGCAGACAAAGACGCGCCGGTATGCGAGATACCAGTGCGCCGACTGCAAGGCATGGTCTAGCGAAACAATGTCGATCGGGGGCGCCTCGCTGACGGCGATTGCGGCGTGACCACCATTGCCTACAAGGCTGGAATTCTTGCGGCGGATACGCAGGTTACGTGCGGCGACGGCAGCAAGATGCGGGCTCGGAAGATTCAGGAGTTGCCGGACGGCTCCTTTTACGCCTGCGCCGGGGATACGTCGGCGATCCTGAGGATTCAGCGGTGGATGGCTCGCGGGATGCCGCGCCGGAATCGACCTCGGGTTCCGAAGGATGCCGAGGCCGATCTGCTGATGGTCAAGCCGGATGGATCGGCGTGGCTGCTCAACGACGGTTTTGACTTCGAGCGCGTTGAAACGCCGTTCGTTGCGATTGGCAGCGGAGCGGCCTACGCGCTCGGGGCTATGGCTCGCGGCGCGACGGCCGTGCAGGCGATCAAGATTGCGGCGAAGTTCGACGTGAACACGTCGGCGCCGATTGATTCAGTCTCCGCGCGCAATGCGGAGGCGGCACCAAATTTGGCGGCAGCCAAGAGCTGAGAAGGTTGGGACTACCCGTCCGTTCCGCCAAACCTCGTTCCCGCCGAAGCGGCGGCTCAAATCCTGCGAAGTGCCGCGTGCATCGCAGGTCGCGCGGGTCGCCACCGCGCGTTTTCCTTCAAGCCACTCCGGCAATCCCGACGCTGCGGCGGGGCCGGTTTCAACCACCGCGGACTAACCGGGCCGGGCGTTCTGGCGCACGCCAGATACCCAGACAGGGCGACGTCCAGAGCGTCGTTTTAGTAGGCCGCCGGAATGTGTCACGTAACCGGCTGATTTTGTTCCGATACCGGAATTCCGGTATCGGGCCATACATACGGGGCAACAAGCGCAAGGGGCGCGCAGCAGCCTTCCAAGCTGATTGATCGCGGAGTTCGACTCTCCTGTCCCGCTCCACTTTTCACCCACAGAGAGCATTCGCGCCAGCGGTCAGGGCGCCCTTCGCCCATGTTCAATTTCGACCAACACCGCGCACTCGCAGAAGCTGGAAAGGCAAGCCCTGCGGCTGGTTACGTCGCAGCCCATTTCGCGGGGGTTACTTTGCCCGACTTCATCAACATCTGCGTGGCCGTGTATTCGTTCGGGCTCGCTCTGCAAATGCTCTGGAAGGGCTACAAGAAGGCGCGTGATGTGTGGTCGCATCGGTACTACTACCGCGCCCTCCGCAAGATAAACAAGCACAAACGCTGACGCATGGCTACCAAGCGTGCGCTAGGCGGAGGATTGGCGGCCGTCTTGGCGATTGCCGTCCCGATCGTCTCGGCGTTTGAAGGGTACATCCCGCATACCTACAGCGATCCCGTCGGGATCAGCACCGCTTGCTACGGACATACTGGCCCGGATGTGACGCCGGGCAAGACGTACACGTCCAGCGAGTGCGATGCGCTCCTGCGTGGCGATCTGGCCGAGGCATACGAGGCGGTCAACGAGTGCATTCACGTACCGCTGTTGCCGAATCAGGCGGCGGCGCTCACGTCGGCCGCGTACAACGCTGGCCCGTCGATCGTTTGCGGTTCGACGCTCGGCAAGATGGCGAACGCCGGGAGGCCGGCGAGCGAATGGTGTCCGCAATTGCGCCGATGGGTTTACGCCCACGGCATCAAATTGCCCGGATTGGTCAAGCGTCGAGAGGCGGAGACGAAACTTTGCTTGCTTGGCGCGTGATGCGAGCCCTCATTGCAACCGCGCTGGTTGCGATTTGCGCCGTCCAGGGCGCGCTGATTCATCAGATTTCGACCGAGAACTATCGGCTGGCGAAGGAAACGGCCGACGCAAAGCGCGAGCGTGGCGATTTTGAGCTTGGCATGAACTGGAACGCCGAGCTGGTTAACCGCTGCCATCGCCGCTCGTTCACGGATTCCAAGGGCTGCGGGTTCTAAACGGAGACGATCATGTTCACGATTGCGGTTTCTTTCCTGATTGGCGCGGCGTTCTCGTTTGCGGTCACGCGCATTGCGAACAAGCTCAACGGCACGGACACGCTGAAGGCCGACTACGCTTGGCTGAAAGACGAGTACGCGAAGCTGCTCGCGAAGTTCAATTCGCCGACGCCGCCCGCCTCGGCCTGACATGGCTACCATCTACGGTTGGCTGATTGCGCTCGCGCTCGTCGTGTGCGGCGGCTGGTACATGCACCATCGCGTGTATCAGGACGGCTACGACGCCGCGCACAAGGCCGACGAGAAGGCGCTGAAAGACGCCTCTGACGCCAATGTCGCCATGAAGTCCGCTCTCGCTGCCGCTGAGAGCGCTGCGGCCGAATGTGCCGCCGCCAGAGAGGCCGATCAGAAGGCCGCCGAGATCGCCGCGAACATGGCGATGGAGGCACGCAAGCGCATTGCGGCCAGCGCGGCGAAGGCGAACAAGAAGCTCGCTGATCTGATGGCCGGAGAGTGCAAGGCGTGGGCGCAAGCCCCGGCGTGCGGGAGCATGGAATGAATCTTCGCATCGTTGTGAAGATCATCGTTTTCGTGCTCTCCGCTTGGATTTGCGGTTGCTTGCCTGTGTCCCGCGTGGTCACGAAGCCGCAGACGGTCGAGGTAACGAAGTTCGTCTACAAGCCTCTCCCCGCCGAGCTGACGCGGCCGTGCGTGATCCAGCCGCTACAGCCGGCATGCTCGCGCAACGGCAAGCCCGAGCTTTGCAACGACCAGCTCCTGTTCGAGCGCAATGCGTACCGGACGGAGCTGTCTGGGTGCGATAGCGACAAGACGGAGATTCGGAAGCTACAGCCGAAGGTGTCGCCGTGAATACTGGGTGGGTATGCCCGAGTTGCCATCGCGTTTTTGGTCCGACCCTGAGCGAGTGCGCGTACTGCAACGCGACGAAGTTTTCGCCGCAACCGCTATCGCCATTCCCGCTCCCGCTCGTCCCATGCCCGCTCGTGCCCTACGTCGGTGATCCATTGCCGTCGCACACATATTGCACGGCCGGAGGGAGCGTGCCGCAAGTTGGCACGGCAAGGATGTTCCAGTAGTAGGAGGCGGCGTGTCATTCAAATCGGTCAGCAAATCCATTGCCCGCAAGGGCGGTTATTCCATGAAAACGGCGCGCAAGATTCTCGCCGCATCGACGCGCAAGGCGAGTCCGGCCGCGAGACGAAAGAACCAGAAGCTTAACCGCGTTCGCGGTTACTGATCCTCAGGAGATAGGAAATGGCAGTCACCGCAAACGATGTAACCCTCGCGATCAACGCCGCGTTTCCGGGCGGCGTCCAGAATGCCGCGCTGATGAAGCTGGTGGAGTTCGCAAGCTCTCAGGCGTTCTCGCTCCCGATCGCATCTGACACGGTGCTCGGCGGCGTCAAGGTTGGAACTGGCCTTGAGATTGACGGCGATGGCGTGTTGTCGGTTTCGGCGTAATGAGCTGGCTGGATCGCGTATCGCGAGCGTTCGGCGGCAATCAGTCGCGGGCGCGTCAGTACGCTAGCGCCGGCAGCGCGTTTGGCCCGCTAGGAATGCTTGGCGGCTTCATCCTCGGCCGCTACATGGACGGGCGTGGAGTCAACCAGACGCAACAGGCCGGCATGAACAATCTCGATCAGTTCGGGTCGCGGCTGGACAACGCAATCTGGGGTCCGGGCCAGAGCGGCAATGCTCCGCTGTTGAGTTCGGCGCCATCCGATTCGAGTTCGCCGTGGTACGACGACACGACCATGAGTGCGGCCGATCCCCTTGGGCTCGTCCCGAACTACGGCGGATCTGGCGACCTTGGCGGTGGCGGAGACATGGGCGGTATGGCTGGCAGTCGCGGCGACTTCGGCATGCTTCCCGGCGGCGGGTTCAACGGCGTCATGAACGGCGCGAGCGGCAGCATGATGACCGACTTCGCCGCCCCGACCAACGGCGACTACAACCGGCTCATCAAGATCAAGACAGGGCAGGGCGCGGCGTCTACGACGCACGGCGCAGCGGCGCGATAGGGCGATGGCAAAGAAACCCAATGACAAAGGAACGTCCAAGCCGGTAAGCCCGGATGAGCGATCCAAGCAGGTGCGAGACGTACTCGCGCTGATCGAGACTGGAATCAGCGAGAACGCAGCTTGCGCCGAGGTTGGGATCAACCGAGCGACGTTTCGGGCGGCGGCGTTGCGGGAAAAAGCTGGTGAAGATTACGCCCGCGCGTTGGAACGCCTCGCTGAGGATCAGATCGAGAAGGTAGAGGTCGCGATCCAGGACATGCGCGATGGCCGGATCGACCCACAGATGGCTCGAGTTGAGATCGACGCCCGCAAGTGGTTCGCTTCCAAGTTCTTGCCGAAGCGTTACGGGGAGAAGGTGACGCAGGAGATCAGCGGTCCGAACGGCGGTCCGATTGAGCAGCGATATGCGGGCTACTCGGACGCCGATCTGGACGCGGTGATAAGGGACAAGGCGGCCGAGCTTGGGTGGGAGATCAAGCCTGTCACCGATAAGTGACTTTTCTGGCCGCGAGTAACGCGTGTGTGACAAACGCCAACAAGGAGGGCGCATGGTCAGGGTAACGGATACCGCTGGTGTCGTTCACGAGTTCGCCGGGTCGAATCTCTTTCTGCCGGGCACTGGAAACTTCATCGTCATCGGCGTGGGCACCACGCAGGACGCCGATGCGAAGTTCAGTCAGATCGACGCGCTGTTCGCGAATCACGCGGCGCTGAAGGTCGAGATCGTGCGGCCGGAGCAGCTTAACTAAAGGGCACACATGGCACAGATCACCCTACTCGAGCCGACGACTTCGGCGACGAGCGCAGACTTTAACTCGGCCGCGTACCAACAGGTTGTCGTGTCGGCCGACGCGCTCGCCAGCTCGGAGAAGGTGGCCGTGAAGGTCATCGCCGGCAATACGGCCGTCGTCTACGGCGAGGGCGGTTCTGCCGTGTCGCTGACTGCCACGCTCCCTGCTGCGAAGCTACCGGGCGGTCCGGTCTATCGATTCGCCAAGGATGCGACGACTGGCGCGTGCGGCGTCTACGTGGACGTGGAGCCGTTCTGACGAGTCTTCCGCCGCCGCTCGGTCCTGCGCCGACGGCGTTTGCGATGTTCCGATTCCTGCTGTGGTGCGACATGGCGAACGTGGCGAGTCGCCTTTCGTACTGGCTGACGAAGCGCGCGATCGCCGTAGCTGAGGCGAACGACATACCGTGACGACGACGACCGACATCCTCTACCGCGACATACAGCGGTTGAAGGGACTTGCCGGCCCGCTGCAACAGAAGATTCGCTGGCTGCTTGGCGGGACGCAGGTAGCCGAGCCGGGCGCGGTGATCGACGTGAACGTCGGTACCGGCCTGTCTGCCTTGGTGACGGCGGCACCCGACGGCGTGGCCAGAGCTGGGCAGAAGATGATTACGCTGTCCGCGACTGGCGGCGGCGGTGGCGGATCGGTCGATAGCGTCACGGCCGGCGACGGCACGATCACGATTGGCGGCACGGTGTCCGATCCTACGGTCGCGGTCACGCCGAACACGTTTGACGACTACGGCGACGCGGCTGCGGCTCAGACTGCGGCAGAGGCGTACACGGACGCGCTGGCTGCGACGCTCGGGACGGCGGCGACGCACAACGTTCCGGCGAGTGGCGATGCGAGCGCGACCGAGGTTGTGCTTGGGAACGATTCGCGGCTTGGTTCGGGAACATCGTCGCCGCTGACGACAAAAGGCGATCTGTGGGGCTTTGGTTCCGGTGATGATCGTGTGCCGGTTGGCTCAGACGATCTTCCGTTGGTCGCAGACAGCGCGCAGACGCTTGGCGTTGCCTACAAGCCGCTGCCTATCGGCGGCGGCGGAACAGGCCATACAACGGCAACGGCGGCGTTTGACGCGCTAGCTCCGTCGAGCCCGACCAAGGGCGACGTTCTGGTCTTCGACGGATCGCATTGGGTCAAGCACGATCATGGCTCAGACGGCCAGATCATGCAGTTCGACTCGTCGCAGTCGGATGGTATCGCGAACATCACATCGGCCTTCGTGCCGTTCAAGACGCTGGCGGCAGAGATACTCGCTGATTCTCCAATGGCGTTCTGGAAGCTCGACGAGACAAGCGGGTCAACGTTCGCCGATTCAAGTGGGAATGGATATGACCTAACGATTAGTAACGCTAACGCCAACACCATCCTATCTCAGGCTGCAATTATCCCGACGCTGCCGACGACGTTTTTTCCGTATTTCGGCAATAATGTCGTGTCGAGGTCTGGGGCACTTGGATTTTCCACGCCAATTACCGGGGCGTGGACTGTAGAGTTCATTATCCAGTTCGGCGCGCCCGGCACTACCATTGCGCCGTTTACGATCGCCAACAATGGCGAAACGTCAGCGGATAACATCCAGATTCAGATCGACCTATCGGCGTCTACCTTTGTCAAGGTCGAGTGGGAGACAGGGTCTGGCACCAATGCGAGTCGCAATCTGCCATACGTTATCGCGAACTATTCGCCTTCGTTGCATATTGTGGTCGTAAAAACCGGGGCGGCCACTTCAGGAAATTTCAGGCTCTACGTCAACGGCTCTCAGCGCAGGGACGTCAATGCGGTGACCGTAACTAGCGACCCGACCGGTGGCTCTTCTGCCAATACTTATATCGGCAGCTATGTAGCTGGCGCGACGATACCCAGCGATTCCGTCTTGGCATACATGGCCGTCTATAATGCGGCCTTGGCAGATGCTCGTATAGTTGCCCATGCGCAGGCAGCTGGGCTGTTCCAGTAGCATCTATCAGACAAGCGCGCCGTGGACGAGGGGTCTTGGTATGTACCGGATAGGCGAGTTGCTGCTCTTGTGCGCGGCCCATCAGGAGGGCGGCGCGTATGTCGGTGAAGTGGTGCTTATGAATCGCGGGACGCTAGAGGGAACGTGGCGACCCGTATGGATAGGGTCAACCAGTCCGCAAGCGAATTTAGTGGCTGCCGTCTCAACAGCCAGTGCCGACGGCATTGCCAAGGCTCGCTCGGTGCTCGGCCAACCGACGATTAAGCCGGAGCCGGTGGAAGAGCCGATCCTCCACTAGGTCGGCTAACTAGCTAAAACAGAACACAACCAAATTCCAATTGCCTTCGGGTTCTACCCGAGGGCTTCGTGCGTCTTGGAGAAAGCATGGCAATCGAAGTTCGCTCTACGCTCGCGCTCGGTAGCGCGCTTGATCTCAACCAGGATGCGCCGACCGAGTTCCGGCTTGAAAACCTGAGCACGGCTCCGTCCGATCCCGAGATCGGCCGCATGTATTTCGACACGACGTTGCACATTCCGCGCTCGTGGGATGGGACGCAGTGGATTGACCTGTTCCATCTGAACCCCGCGTGGGGGAACGTCACGGCGCAAACATCGTTCGGCGCTGCGAGCGGCAACGGTTCCAACACGACGTTCAGCCGTTCGGACCACACGCACGGCACTCCGGCGCACAACGATGCGGCGCACTCCGGCATTCACCTGTCGGCCCTTGCGGCTCCGACTGCTGATGTTGACTGCGGCGGCAAGCGGTTTACGAACGCTGCGGAGCCGACAGACGACAGCGATCTTGCGACAAAGAACTACGTTCAGCAGAACAGCTACGGGCTGGACCCGCATGCGTCCGTCGATTACGTGCTGACGAACGAGACGTTGTTCCATTCGGCTCCGTCGGGCGAAATGGAGATTGACGGGTACACGACGAACCTGTCCCGAGTGCTCGTCGCGCAGCCGCATCCGCAGGGCGATCCGTCCACGCTGTACAACGGCATTTGGGTGACGAGCCCCGGAACGTGGACGCGCGGCGATGACGCGGACGCCGAGGGCGACATCACGAGCGGCACGGCCGTCTACGTCAGCAGCGGCAAGATCCACAAGGGCGAGCTGTGGGCGTGCTACGGCACGTCCGATGATCCTTGGGACGACACAGCGGCATCGTACTGGACGCAGTTCTCAAGCCTCAGCACGTCGCTCGCAGGAACCGGCCTGGCGCGCTCCGGCAACACGATCAGCGTTGCTTCGGGCGGAACTGGCATCGACCTGTCGTCCGGCCTCGTGTCCGTGGATACGTCGGTTGTCGCGCGCAAGATCACGGCGACGATTGGCGACGGCGATGCGACCTCGTTCGACATCGACTGCTCGTCCATCGGGGGCGCGCTGACGGTGATCGCTCAGGCGTGGGACGTTGTGACCGGCTCGGCGATGCTGTGCGACTTCACGCGCGGCGCGTCCAATCTGACGGTGACGTTCGACAGCGCCCCGGCCGAAGATTCCGTGCTCGTCGTGGTGCATGGATGACAAGCGCAAGGCGCTGACTGACCTGATCGAGTATCGGGCGGCGCGCCGAAAGTACAATGCCATTGGCCTGCTATTCCCAGACGACGGGCCGCTTCGGCGGGAGCTGTACCAGAAGCACCTTGAGTTCTTCCGCCTTGGGCTGACCAAGCGCGTTCGTGGATTCATCGCCGCCAATCAGGTGGGCAAGTCCACGGCCGGATGCTGCGAGATGGTCTACCACATGACCGGGTTGTATCCGGACTGGTGGGAGGGAAGGCGGTTCACTCGGCCAACGCGCTGGTGGGCGGCGTCGAACACGCAGCTTACGACGCGAGACAACTTGCAGCGGAAGCTGCTCGGCGTCGAGTTCGGAACCGGGCTCATTCCGAAAGACAAAATCGCGCACATCGCGCCCAAATCGCAGCCGTCAGGCGCGGTTGACTTCGTGCGCGTGCGGCACGTCAGCGGCGGCGAATCCGTGCTGACGTTCAAGTCCTACGACCAAGGCCGAGAGAAGTTTCAGGCCGAGCCGATGGACGGGATTCTGCTCGATGAGGAGCCGAAGGATTACGGCATCTACTCCGAGTGCGTGACGCGAACGGCCGCCACTGGCGGCATGGTCATGCTGACGTTCACGGCGTTGTTCGGCATCACGCTGTTGGTGTGCAAGTTCATGCCGCAGTTTGCTTCGGTCGATTTGGAAAACATCGAGGAAGACGTGGACGAGTCGAGCCGCGCGGTTGTCGTGTGCGGATGGGACGACGTTCCGCACCTTGACGAGAAAGCGCGCAAGGAACTGAAGGCGGAATACCCGCCTCACGAGATACAGGCGCGAACGCAGGGCATTCCTAGCATCGGCATCGGCCAGATTTATCCGGTACCCGAGTCGGAGTTCGTGATTCCTCCGTTCTCGCTGCCAGACTACTGGCCGCGCGTTGCGGCGCTCGATCCAGGAATCCAGAGGACCGCCGGACTGTGGGCTGCAATCGACCCGCAGACGGACACGGTTTACCTCTACTCCGAGCATTACCGGACCTATGCGGAAGTCGAAGTCCATGCGTCGGCATTCAAGGCGCGCGGCGTTCGCATCCCGATCGTTTCGGATAACGCCTACGAGGTTTCGAGCGGGACGACGCTGATCGACCACTACCGCAAGCAGGGTTTGCGCGTGCGGCCGGCGCAGAAGTCCGACAAGGAAGGGCGCATCGCCCAAGTGTTTAGCCGCCTGTCGTCGGGGCGGATGAAGGTCTTTTCCACGCTGCACAACTGGCTGTTCGAGTTTCGCATGTATCGAACGGACGAAAGCGGACGAATCGCGAGCGAGCACGATCACTTGATGAACTGCACGGAATACCTCTGCCAATCCGGCCTGTCGATCGCCGAGCCATTAGGCCGGCCGTCCGAGACGGTCGCGAAGGCTCCTGAAATGACATTCGGGGTCTATCAGTGACGGATCAGATCGAGCAGCCACTTTCCATCGAGGAGATAGAGGCGAAGTCAGAGCGGATTGCGAAGCTGCGCGCGCTTTCTATCCGGCTGTCGAAGAAGCGTGACGACGCGATCAAGAACAAGCGTTGGGTCGAGACGAAGTGGATCAACTCACTCCGGCAGGAGTGGGGCATGGGCCTGCTCGACACCAAGCAGGAGGGCGCGGTTGCGTCCACGGAGCGCACTCCGCGTCCGCACCTTTCGCGCTCGCGCGCCGATCGGTGGGAAGCCCGCCTGTGCGACATGCTATTCCCGGCGAACGATCTTCCTTGGGACTTGACGCCGCCGACCTCGACAATCCCGCCTGTCGATGACATGGGCCAGCCGGTTGACGTTGAGGCGGTGAAGGCTGCCGCTACCGATTCCGCTGGTCGCATGAAGCAGACGATCGGGGATCAGCTCAAATCGTGCCAGTTCGCGCGCTCCGGCCGGCGCATGGTCCACGATGCGGTGCGGATCGGGTCCGGCCTGCTCATGGGTCCGTCAAACTCCATCCGCACGTCGCGCAAGTTCCAGAGCGCGAACGGCGTGATGGTGCTCGACGTGAAGGAGGAATTGGCGCCGGAGATTCGCGAGGGCGATCCGTGGTGTTTCTTCCCGGACAACGTGGAGAACATCGAGAAGGCAGAATACGCTTTCTACGCGCACATCATGGGCGCGCTCGAAGTTCGTGCGCTTGCCCCTGGATTCGATCAGGACGAGATCGCGCGACTGTTGGAACAGAAGCCGGACCTAGGCGAGCTGACGACCAATCTTCGCAACCGCAACCACTACCTTGAGCAGAGCGATCCCGTAACCGACAAGTACGCGGTGTGGCGCTATACAGGCGCCCTCAACCGCGACGAGCTTGAAATCCTCGGGCTCAACAAACAAGATGGCGACGGCACGCAGACGCCGCCCGTTGCGATGGTCGATCTGTGGTTCTGTCAGGACTGCATCTTGCGGGCTCGTCTGTCGCCGATTCAGGCCGACTATCGCATCCCGTATTTCATCTTCAGCCCGTTCCCGCGCGATGGCTCGATGTTCGGCTTGTCCGTCCACGAGCTTTGTCAGGATTCGCAGCAGGTCGCGGAATCGGCGTGGATGATCGCTCTGCACAACGCGAGTGTCAGCGCAGGTCCGCAGTTCATCTTCCGGCGCGGCAAGATCGTCCCGAAGGATGGCAAGTACGTTATCCGTGGTCCGAAGGCGTGGGAGGTTACGGACGAGACGACGCCTCTTGAGCAGGCGTTTGCGGTTTCGACGATTCCGAACATGGTCGCGCAGGCGCTGGACATCTTCGACCGCGCCACACAGATCATGGACGACGAGCTGAACACGGCTCAGTGGGCATCCAACGAGAACACGCAGGAGGTTCCGACCGCCTCCGGCCTCGCCATGCTCATGAACGTCCGCAGCATTTTGCAGGTGCGCGTGGCGACGGCGGCCGACAGCGAAATCTTCCAGCCAATCATCGAGCGGATGTATTGGTGGAACATGCTCAACAATCCGGATGAGTCGATCAAGGGCGACTATCAGGTTGTCCCGCTTGTCCAATCCGTCCGGCTCGTCAAGGACATTCAGGCGCAACACCTGCGCTGGTTTTCGATGCTCAGCGCCGACCCTCGGTATGCGCCGTACATCGACAACTATGGGGTGCTGAAGGCAACAGCGCAGATGGTCGAGTTCCCGACGGCGAACTTCATCAAGCCGAAGGAACAGGCCGAGCAGGAAATGCAGGCACAAGGGCCGTCGCCGCAGGCCATCCAGAACGAGCTTACGCTGGCGAAGGCCGAGGCGTCGAAAGCGCAGGCGATGTTGTTCGAGGCGCAGGCCGGAAACCTCAGTCTCAAGGGCCAGATGGAACAGGTCATGGCCGCGCTTGAGGCGCAGTCGAAGCGCATCGAGATCATGCAGTCCGTACAGGACGGCCAGTTCCGCGTTGCCGATCGTCAGGTGCAGCACGAAGAGACGATGCGCGATCTTGACGTGCGCGAGAACGAGGCTCAGGTTCGTCAGGCCGTTGCATCCGAACGAGAGGCGACGCAGCGCATGCGGATCGCCGTGGACGCGCGAAACGACCAGCAGCGCACGCATGCCGATCTTGTGAAGAAGGGCATGGACATTGAAACGAGCGCTCGTGAAATGGCGCTCAAGCAGCAAACCGGCTCCGGCATATGAAGGCCGTAGGAACTGCCAACGAGACTTGGCGCCAGGTCGAGGCGAATGTGAACTTTCGCATTGCACAGCTTCGCGATGCGCTCGAAAGACACTCGGACGAAACGACTACGGCCGACCTTCGCGGACAGCTCAAGGCGTTTCGATCGATCTTGGAGTGGCCGCTGATTGGCGCCCACGATGATCCCGAAGAAGGGATCGCGCTGATTTGAAACAAAAGCCTAGTCATATTTGCAAAAGGTACAAGGTTTTGCCACACACGAATCCTCAAAGGGAATCGCTTAGATCATGACAGACGTATTGGACGAGAAAGACGAGTACGCACGGACGCTGGAACAGGCGGGTTATTTGACGCCGGAGAAGAAAGACGACGCTCCGGCGCAAGAGACGAATACCGATGCGCCGGCAGAGACGAACGAGCCAGCGGCAGCAAAACATGATGCGGCGGCACCAGAGGCAGCGCAGCCCGAAACTCCTACGGTAGACGAGCCGTTTCCGGGATTCAGCTCGCTTAGTGCCGACGCGCAGAAGGCGGCGAAGGCGAAGCTGGACGAGCTTACCGCTCAGCGCGCGGAGTTCGAGAACCGATGGAAGGCGCAGCACGGCCAGTTGGCGCCGACGCAGCGCGAGCTTGAGCAGCTACGCCGCCAGCTCCGAGTGATGTCGGAGCGGCAGCATGAACAAAGGCCAACGCCAACTGGTGCGCCTAGGCTATCGGATGAGTTCCGCAAGAACTATCCGGATGAGGCCGCCGTGTTCGATGCGATGGCCGGACATTTTGACGAATCGCTGAAGGCGGTTCGCCAGCAGAACGAAGAATTGCGCGCGCAGTTGCACGGCGTCGCCGGCACGGTTACGCGCGGTCAACAGATTTCCACCCTCTCGCAACGTCATCCTGATTGGCAGGAGATCGACAACAGCGAGCCCTTCAAGGCATGGCTGAAAGACGCTGGCGATCACAAGCAATCGCTCGCGCGTTCGTCAGACGCCAACGATGTGGCCGAGGTTATCGACGACTACAAACGGGACTTGGCGCTTGCGCGCTTCATCGTGTCACAGGAAAAAACGGCAACAACTTCGACGGTGGTAACGCCGACGAAGAAGCCGGAAGTAGACCCCAATCCGATCCAGCGGCAATCGGCGCGTTCTGCCCCGAATGCAGGGCTGTCGGAAGCAGATGACTATGTGGCTACGCTGCAAGCAGCCGGCTACAAAGTCTGATTCAACGCGGTAAATCCGCTTCCCACAACCATTCGACGCCGATGACTTCGGGGATTCCCGAGGCTTCGTTGCGTCTTGCTTTCGAGGAAAAACAATGAGCGAGGCCATTTATCAGCAGTGGCCGGTCGGCAGCGCGCAGACTCAGTACATCCTGACGAAGGAAGTTCTGGATCGCGCGGAGGCATTCGAGCGTTTGCAGGCGGCGTGCGATGAGCGCACGTTGCAGGCCAACTCCGGAGCGTCGATCGCCCTTAACCGATGGATCAATCCGTCGGTCAATCCCAACCCTGAGCCGGAAGGCCAGAACCCGGTTACGCGCGCGCTTCAGCCGGAGCAGTTCACCGGCACGATGCAGCGTTACTCGTGCGCGTATGCGACGAGCAACTACAACGCAACCCTGCATCCGCTCGACTGGATCAAGGGCATGGCGGACGTGCTCGGCGACGAGGTTCGCAGCACGCGCGAGCGCATCCGCTATCTTGCGGCCAACTCGGGCACCAATCGCATCTACAACAGCGCGTCGATCACGCAGCGTCCTGATGTCAACGGGCCGATTACGTGGGGCCGCCTGACGGTTGCGGTTGCCGGCATCCGTGCGGCGAAGGGACGTGAGTACACGGCGGAGACGGGCGGCACGAACAAAGTTGGCACGTCGCCGACCGAGGCGGGCTATCTGTGCTTCGTCCACACGAACGCGGAGCGCGACATTCGCCTGATCCCGGGTTTTGTCCCGAAGGCGAAGATGGCTCCGGGCAACTATCCGGAAGGTACGTTCGGCGCGGTTGACAACATCATCTTCGTGACCTCGCCGGAGTTCGTGCCCTACGCGGGCTCGGGCGCCTCGACCTCGACGATGCTCGCGACTGGCGGCAACGCCGACGTGTATCCGTTCATCCTCTGCGCTCGCGGTGGATTGACCTCGATCAAGTTCTCGGGCTCGGAGCGCGGCGGGTTCGGCAACGGCAAAGCGAACATCCTCGACAAGGCGGACAAGAGCGACTACACGAACAGCCGGATCATCGTATCGGCTTCGTGGTACGACCTCTGCATCCTGTCCTCGTTCGATTGGGTGGCGGTTGTCGAGTGCGCGGTCACGGCCAATCCGGCTTAAAGGAGGAATTGACCAATGGCCACTTACTACAGCTCCCTCTACACCCTTGCCCAGGACGGTCGCACGCACTCGGCAAAGGCTCCGACGAACACCCGCCCCGGCGAAACCGTTTGGGTCCGCGCGACGTGTGTTATTCCGACCTCCGGACGAACGTCCGGTGACGTTGTGAAGATCGCTCCGGTCATGGGCGGCCTTCGCCCGGTTGCCGGTTACGTTGGCGCCTCTGGCTCCAACGGATCGCTCACGGTTGATCTCGGCTGGACTTCTGATCCCGATGCCATCCTTGCCGCGTCCACGAACTTTCAGGCCAGCGGTGCAACGGCGTTCACCCCCGCGCAGCTCAAGGCGGTGGCGAACCTGTCGGTGGCTGGCGATGAGCTTATCGCCACTCTCGGCGGAACGGTGGGATCGACGGCGACGACGTTCGAATTCCTCATCGCACTTGCAAACGTCGGTAGCTAATAGCAACAGCTAATAGCAACGTCGGCAGTCAATCTTGGCTGAGCCGACTTCACTGTTGAGGGGCGCTTTCGAGCGCCCCTCTTTTTTGGAGGACCACCTTAACATTTGTGTGCGACCGCCCATTAATGATTGCGCGGATGGCGGTGTTGGAAACGTCGAAAATTTTAGAAATATCTGATGGGAATACGCCCCTTATCGCCAGCTCCCGAATGGCAACTACGGATTCGGCGCTTAGCCTCGCGTTCGGGTTTAGCGGGCCGCCTTTATGAAGCACGGGCGACCTTGAATACCTAATATTGTATTTTCTGGTGCACCACTCTAGATTTTCGACCGAGTTATTCAGCTTGTTCTCGTCCTTGTGATTCACGTCGGACAAGCCAAGAGGGTTTTCCAAGAAAGCTTCGGCAACAAGTCTGTGAACGGTGTGTATTTTCCCCTCCCCATTCTTGCACAGCATGACGCCATGGTAGCCGTGGCTTCCTTTGCCGGGTCGTAATAGCTTTTCAGAGACAGGCAGGCTCCGGCCTGTTTTGCAAGTAATTGTTCTACTAAGAGATTTAACAAGACCGCTGGATGAGACCTCATAAAAACCCTCGTATCCGGCGACTGGCTTCCATTCCATAGCGACACCTCCGTGTCCCCCGTTTGAATGGATTTTACACCACCTAAATGGAATCAAGGTATGAGCGACGATCTTAAGAGCGGTATTGATATGGAACGTCTAGTCTCACAGCGTTTTCAGGGACTGAGCCGAACGGAACTGAGGGAGGCGGCCGACATTCTCGGCCTCAATTTTGGACCCAACACCAGCGAGCGCACGATGCGCCTGAAGCTCTGCGAGAAGATCGGCACGATGCCGCCTGACGAGGCTTCTGATCCTGCGCCGGTTTCCATCAAGCGCGGCAACGGCCCGTTTGATCCAAAGCCGAACCTGACGCCTAGCGGCGTATGGGGCGGCAAGCGTCATCGCGTCACGATCTTCCCGCAGACGAACGAGAACACTGACAACGCGCAGTCATACGTTCGCCTGTTCC